CACTGAGGGCGGCATGGGAACTATCGTTTCAAACACCATCATCGACAAGGCGCAGACGGTCTTGCAGGACGCCTCGGGCGTGCGCTGGAGTGATGCCGAGCTGTTGTCCTGGCTTAACGATGGACAACGCAATATCGCGCTGTACAAGCCTAACGCTTACGTTCGCAACGTGCCATTCCTTTGTGCGCCAGGAACTCGCCAATCTTTGCCGGCGGATTGTGTGCAGCTTTTCTCGGTCCCGCGCAACCTCGGGGCAACGGGCGTCAATCCTGGCCGCGCCATTCGCCCGGTCGAGCATGACACGCTGGACGCAAGGGTGCCGAACTGGCACGCGATCACCCCGACCGTTGATGTTCAGCACTTCACTTACTCGGTGCTGAATCCCAAAACGTTTTTCGTTTATCCGCCGAACACCGGCACCGGCCATGTTGAGTTGTCGTATGGCGCAGAGCCGCCCGACACCACGTTAAACGCGGCGATCTCTGTAGACAACATCTATTCCACGGCGCTGATCGACTACGTGCTGTATCGCGCCTTCAGCAAGGACACCGAGTTTGCGGATAGCGCCCGTGCAACCGGACATTTTCAATCGTTTGTCGGCGCAATCACTGGCAGGGCACAGGCGGAGGCCGCTGCTAATCCAAATCCCCAAGCCTCTGCCGCCCCTTAGCAACCTCATGTAACAGGAGCAAAACATGCCCGGATTTTCCAAAGCCCTCGCGCAATCCATCTTTGATGCCACCCTGGCATCGACCCGTTCTAGCCTTAGCGCCAAGCCCGGCGTGTGGATGAGCCTGCACACCGCTGCGCCCGATGACAACAGCGGCGGCAACGAGGCTACCTATTCCGGCTACGCTCGCGTCAACATCGCCAGTTTGATGACCTCAAGCACGACTGGTTCGGCGCCGGAACAGACGGTGCGCGCCACCAACACGGGCGACATTAACTTCCCCGCCTCGACCGGCGCCACTCAGACCGTGACCCATTGGGCGATCTGGTCCGACCAGACGCTAGGCACCAGTGCTTATCTGATGTATTCGGGCTCGCTGTCGTCCAGCCGTAGCGTGCAGTCGGGTGACGTGGTGGTAATCCCTGCCGGCCAACTGCTGATCGACCTGACCTAATCATGGCTGGCCTGTCGAAATATTTGGCGCTGGCGCTGTTCAACATGGCGCTCAACCCTGTTAGGGCAAGTTTTACGCCCCCCGTCGGGTTGTGGCTAGCGCTGCACACCGCGCCGCCAAGCGATTCGACTTATGGGCACGAAGCGACTTTTGCCGGGTACGCGCGGCAGCCTATCAACAGTTTGACGGCGGATCCGTTGCCAGAGGCGGCCGGCGGCGATGTGAATATTTTCGTCACTAACGGCGCGGAGGTCGTGTTTCCAGAATCAACCGGTCTGTCGGGGCAAACGATTACGCATTGGGCGATCTGGGATAGCGCGGCTGTGGGCGACGGCAACATCCTATTCTCCGGCGCGCTGGGATCGGCGCGTCTGATTCTGACCGGGGATAGCGTGGTGGTCAGCGAAGGCGGCATTGCCCTGACGATCAAATGACCAAGAATGCGATCAATGGCGGCGCAATCAACGCAGTATCGTTTCCAGGTGCTGAAGCCGGGCTATCGCTGGTTCAATTGGTTGGAACGGTCGAAGTCACGTGCTCTATCCCGTCGGTTTCGTTACGCCTTACCGCATTTGCGACGACGCAGCCCAGAGCCTCCGGTTCAGCCTTCACGACCAAGCGCACGCAGTTTGATTGCCAGATTTCGGCTAGCGCCTTCACAAGCGCCACCGCCTTGGTCAATCGCAAGCATGGCGCCTCAGCCGTAGCAACTTGCATTGCTACTGCGGGAATTGGCCTTGCCTACCGGTCAAGCGCCACAACGTCGGGCATTGCACTAGCCTCCGCAAGCAATGGTTATTTGGCTGTATCTCGCGGAGCGAGCGTGTCTTGCACTGCAACTGCCCGGACTGCCGCTGCTAGGACATTGGTTTATCGCGGAGCAAGTATTGCCGGTACGGCGGCGCCCATGGTTACTGCACTTAGAAAAGTGCCGAGTCAGGCCGCCGGTAGTGCCATGGCGCTTGGGGTGGCCGGCATTAATTTTAGAAATCGATTAATTGCCTCAATTGTCGCGACTGTAGTGTCATCGGTATCGACTCGATTTAACGTGCGCAGAGGCGCAAGCACAATTCCGAGGGCTGTTGTTTCCGGCACGGCGCGGCGCAATATTCGCCTTGTTTTGGTTGAACAAACAGCCTCGGCAACGCCATCAAATGTTTCGCCAATCCGCCGGATGGTCTTTGCCGCAACGACACAGGCAAATGCCTATGCCGATGCCACAATTCGAGTGCAATACAGGTTGTCGGGTTCGACCGTTGCTCGTGCGGTTGCGCAATCCGCTGCTTCTGATTTTGCTTCGGCTATGCCGGCCCCATCCGAAAGGCTGATGAAGGTGCCAGCATCCAATCGCCGGATGGAGGTGACGGAGTGATTCTTGACAGGTTTTACAAGCAACCGGCCGAAACACTGGACTATGACATCGACTTTTCGGAGTTCTTGTCCGAGGCCGACACGATTCTCACCACTGGCAATCCGCCGGTTCCGTCCCCGCTCAATGTGACCGTCACGCCCACCGGCCTGACCCTGGGCCCGACGTTTGTGCTCAACGGCAAGACCGTTAAGCAATGGCTGTCGGGCGGCACGGACGGGGTGAAGTACAAAATCACGCTGACTGTGACCACCAACGCCGGGATCGTAAAGCAAGTCGAGTTTGTGGTTCGCGTAAAGGACGATTGACATGGGAACTTTACAGTTTAAGAACAACGCGAGCACCACGCTCTCGGGGTCGATTAACAATAGCCAAACTGCAATCACCGTAATATCGGGCGCTTCGTTTCCGGTTCCTGCTGCGGGCGACTATTTCTACGCCACGATGTACGAGGTTTCGGGGCACGACGAAATCAACATTGAAATTGTCAAAGTCACGGCGGTAAGCGGCAACAACTGGACCATTGTGCGCGGGCAGGACGGCACGACCGCGCGGGCGCGGGACGGCATCGCGACCTGCTATATCGAGCAGCGCATGACGGCAGCGTCGGCGCAACAGATGTTGCAAAAAGACAACAATCTGTCTGATCTGCCCAACCCCGCCACGGCGCGCACGAATTTGGGCCTGGGAAGCATGGCCACGCAAGACGCGAGCGCAGTGGCCATCACCGGCGGCACGATTGGCGGAGTCACGATTACCGGAGTGGACTCCACAACGACCATTTCGGACAACGCGGACTCCACAAAAAAGGTGGCGTTTGAAGTGTCTGGCGTCACGACCGGAACCACGCGCACACTGACAATCCCCAACGCCAGCGGGACGATTGCCCTGCTGGCCGATCTGACGGTCGGATACCAGCCCCTTGACTCTGATTTGACGGCCCTTGCCGCGCTCGCTGCCAATGGCCTGATCGCCCGCACTGGTGCTGGAACCGTCAGCGTTAGGAGCATTACAGCGCCTGCCGCTGGGCTTACCGTCAGCAACGGCGACGGGGTGTCGGGCAATCCCACCATGGCCCTGGCCAACGACTTGGCGGCCGTTGAGAGCATTGCCACCACGGGCTTTGTGCGGCGTACCGGGGTTGATACATGGTCGGCCTCGGCCATTGTAGATGGGGACTTGCCTTCGGCTCTGACCGGCAAAACCTATAACGCGCTGACGCTGGCAGCCAATGCCACCGGCTTTGCGGTGTCTGGCGGCACGACCAGCAAGACCCTCACGATCATCAACAGCGTGACCCTAGCCGGCACTGACGGCACCACGATCACGCTGCCGGCCACCACCGGCACCGTGGCGCCAAACAATCAAACGATGTTCATTGGCACGACCAGCGTGGCGATCAACCGCGCGTCTGGTTCGTTGTCGCTGACTGGCGTCAACATCGACGGCTCGGCCGGATCTGCTGCCACTGCGGCCACGGCCACTAAGGCGACCAACTTGGTCGGCGGCAACAACACAACGCTGCTGGGAGCTATTGGGTATCAGTCCAACACGGACACCACGACCCTGCTTTCGCCAAACGTCACGACGACCAAACAATTCTTGTCGCAGACCGGCACGGGCGCCAACGGCGCGGCGCCGGTGTGGAGCGCTGTGGCTAAGTCTGATGTGGGGCTGGGTAACGTCGAGAATACGGCGCTCTCAACCTGGGCGGGCTCCGCCAACATTACCACCCTGGGCACGGTGGCCAGTGGTACGTGGAATGCCACGACCATCAGCATTGCCAAGGGCGGCACGGGTGCGACGACACAAACGGCCGGTTTTAACGCCCTGGCCCCCACGACGACGCTGGGCGATTTGATTTACAGCGACGGCACGAACAACGTGCGATTGGCGGGCAACACGACCGCGACGCGCCGTTTTCTGCGCCAAACCGGCACCGGAAGCGCATCGGCCGCACCGGCCTGGGATACGTTAACCGACCCGGACATTCCGTCAGCGCTTACAGGTAAAACGTACAACGGGCTGACTTTGGTTGCAGCGGGGACCGGGTTCACGGTGGCGGGCGGCGCAACAAGCAAGACATTGGCCGTTAACAACACGCTCACGTTTTCGGGCACAGACGGCTCGACGCTTAATATCGGCGCGGGCGGAACGCTTGGATCGGCGGCGTACACGGCCAGCACGGCCTACGCCCCGGCTGCGGGCTCGGCCAGTGTAACCACGTTGGGCACGATTACCAGCGGAACATGGGCCGGAAGCACCATTGGCATTTCGTATGGCGGCACCGGCGCAACGTCGAAGATTGCTGCTTTTGACGCATTGTCTCCGGCAATTACGCTAGGCGATCTGATCTACAGCGACGGCACGGACAACGTGCGCCTCGCCGGCAACACCACCACGGCCAAGCGGTTCCTGACGCAAACGGGCACCGGCACGGTATCGGCCGCGCCTGGGTGGAATGCCATTGTGGACGGCGATCTGCCGAGCGCGCTGACCGGCAAAACTTACAATGGCCTGACCCTTACGGCCAACGCCACAGGGTTCCAGGTTGCGGGCGGGGCAACGGCCAAGACCCTGGCAGTCAGCAACAACCTGACGCTTGCGGGTACGGATGGATCTACGCTGAACATTAGTAATGGCGGGACCTTAAACAGCGCAGCGTTTTTATCTAGTCTTTATGCATCTTCCAACAATCTTGGCCTGGGAGTTACGCCTAGTGCTTGGGGTTCGACGTATCGTGCGTTGGAGGTAAGAACTTCTGCTGTTTATGACGATTTTGGAACCTCTGCCGGTCTAACATTCAACGCTTTCCATAACGGTTCAAACTGGATCTATAAAGGCACTGGCGGGGACGCCTCGGCTTTAAGGTATGAGCAAAGTGCGTCCAGCCACCGGTGGTTCACCGCCTCCGCCGGCACCGCAGGCAACGCGATCACGTTCACCCAGGCGATGACGCTTGATTCGTCAGGACTGAAAATAAACGGCTTTACTAACCTGTCTGGCCCGGTGGCTGCAATTAAGCAATCTGTTGACTCTAGCGCGTTTTACGGGATTGCTGTGCAACGTGCAGCAAATGACAGCACACTTGGAATTGCTTTTGACTCCAGCGCGGACGCATGGCAAATCAGCGCCAGCTACGCATTCGCAGGGGCGTACAAACCAATTCAGCTTCTGACAAGTGATGCTGTTCGCGTTATCCTCGACACCTCCGGCAATTTCGGCTTGGGGGTGGTTCCGAGTGCGTGGCGCTCTAGCGAAAAAGCAATTGACATAGCAGGCGGAGCTGCAATCTCAGGTATTGCGAACGAAGCCAGAATATATGCGAACGCCTTTGTAGATTCGACCCCTGAATTCAAATACAAAGCAAGCGCGGCTGCCAGCTTTTACAATCAATCGGCGGGCAATCATGACTGGTACAGCGCGCCAACCGGCACGGCTGGAAGCACGGCGACTTTTACAAATGTAATGTCGGTGACTGGTGCAAATGGCAATTTAAGCCTGCATGTTCCTGGCGCCAGAATTGTCGGAGAGTTTAGCAACGCCACGCCGTCACTCCGGCTGTCGTTTCAAAGTAAAACGACAAATGGGCACACCGCCGTTCCTGCAATCCCCAACGGCACCGCGACTGCTGCTTATTTCATTGCACACAACGCGTCAACGCCGGACAGTTCTGGATATTTTTACTTAGGCGCGACGGCAAGCGAAGCGGTGTTGCGGTCTGATCGCTCTGGCACTGCGGATTACCTCCCGATCGCTTTTTATACGGGCGCTGTTCAGCGTGTGAAAATTGACACGGCTGGACGAGTTGGGATGGGGACGGCCTCGCCTAACGCCCATTTAGACCTGCAAAACATAAACCCAGAACTTCGTATCAAGTCAACTGGCGGTGATCGTGCTTCAATCAACATTGACGCTTTTGCGTCATACGGACAATCAATAGTTAGATTTGCCTCGAACGATGCTGAGCAAGGCCGCATTTACTCGGCGGCAAACGAAGGCGCTCCGGTTCTAGTGTTTGCAACGGGGTCTAGCGCATCAACAAGAATGCGAATTGACAATAATCGTGTGCAATTAGTCAGCTCTGGGTCGAGAGGCGCCACAGGATACGTTCTTACAACGGCAAACGAGTCAATTGCGAATGCTCAAAGAGCTTCAGGCTACATTCAATGGGACACTGATGTTGGACAAATAGGAACAAATTATTTTCTATCGGACATTCGTAAGAAAGACAATGTAGCCCCTGCTAACTTCGATTCGTCACAGTTGATTGACTCAATTGAGTTCATTGAGTTTGATTGGAAGAAAGACAGTGGCAATCAAGGTCACGTTAAAGTTGGTGTGTCTGCTCAGCAGCTACAAACCCTTGATGACAAACTCGCAAATAAACTGTCGGACGGATCGTTGATGGTTTGCGACCCGCAGTTAATCTCTTACATTGGCAAGGCATTGCAGGAGCAAATCAGGTTGGTGAAGTCGTTGCAATCTCGCATCGTTGATCTGGAGCGTGCGAGGGGTTAGCTTCTCTGTTGCAAACACAGCGCGTGAGCGTATGAAAGGATCAAAAATGCTGAAGTCTAAAACGATGTGGTTTTCCGCAGTCCTGGCAGTGCTGTCCGTTGCGCAGGGGTTTGTGCTGCAAGTGCCTATGTCACCTGAGTTGCAGGGGCTTGTCGGCGCTGTTGTTGCGGCGATTGTGGCCTATCTGCGCGCGGTCACGACCAAGCCCCTGTTCGATAAACCTGCCCAGATGAGTGAATAAACCTCATGGCCGCGTTCAAACTCAACATGTTCTCAGGTATTCGTCCGCGAACGCCTGAATCGCTCTTGCCGGAGGGCGCGGCCACCATTTCCGAAAACTGCGACTTCGCTTATGGCGAATTGCGCAACACCAAGAACGGGTTTGCCTTGGCCGCCATGAGCAACACCCCGGCCTCGCTCTACACCGATGATGGCTTGACGTTCTATTCGTGGACCACCGACGTTAATGCGGTGCGCTCACCAATCACCAAGGACACGTTTAATCGGCTGTACTACACCGGTGATGGCGGGTTTAAGGTGGCCAGTCGCTCAGGCACTCGCGTCAATGGCGGCCCGCCCGGGTCGGCGTATTTAGTAGGCGTGCCTCGCCCTACCACACCGCCGGTTTTGGCAATCCCCCAGACCGAGGCAACCAGTGCGACCGCGAGCTTCGCTTTTAAGTTTCATTGGGAGTATGGCGGCGTCAAGTACCAGGAGCAGAACGTAAGCCCGGATCTGGTGACCGATGGCAAAGTGTATCGGTTCATCCCGCCGCCGCGCGCGGAAGAAACCAACGAGCAGGCTTTCCCCGTGCTGCGCATGACGGCTACGTCTTTGGCCGATCAGTCTCAGGTGTTCGACGTTTACACCAACAATTCGTCGTTTGAGAGTACGAGCAAGCTTTACTCGCTGTCGATAGCCAAGGACTCCGGCAGCGACGCCTACACGGTGACATTGGAGTTTGGCGTCAAAGAGGCGGACAAAGAGACTCGCGCCTACGTCTACACCTACGTCAACACGTACAACGAGGAAGGCCCGCCCAGTGACGCGGCGACAGTCACGACCTCTCCGGTTATCCCGGTTAACGTCACGGTCAACAAAGACGCGGCGACGGGCTACGCGCCGATCAAAGAGATCCGCGTGTACCGCACACCCACCGGATCGACCATTGCCGAGTATTTCTATGTCGGGTCAATCTTGGTGCTAACAGAGCCGGGCACGACCTTCACGTTCTACGACAACGTAAAAGGCGAGCAACTTAACGAGGCGCTTGCATCGGAGAACTATTACCCACCCGATCAGGGTTTGGTCGGGCTGATGACTTTGCCAAACGGGATTCTTTGCGCCTGGAAGGGCAACGAGCTGCATTTCTCGGAAGCGTACAAGCCGTGGGCTTGGCCGCCTGCCTACGTCAAACCGCTGCCCAACGCCATCGTTGGCGGGATTGCTCACGGTACCGGCGCCGTTGTCACGACCACGACGCAGCCGTACTTGGTTTCGGGTGTGTCGCCAGATTCGATGACTACGGCAAGGCTTAACGTGGATCAGGCCGGGGTGTCGAAATGGTCGCTTGCCGTCGTGGATGGGGTCGCCATTTACGCAAGCAACGATGGGCTTGTGGTCGTGAACGGCGGGGCCGGCAGTCTGTTGCAAAGCCAGAAGTTTTTTACCCGTGAAGTGTGGCGACAACGCTACGGCGCCGGCCTGTCGTCAATGCGCTTTGCCGTGTGGGACGGGCGCCTGATTGTGTTCTCAGGCTCCAATGCGTTTACCCCGTTCATGATCCGCATGGACGAAGCCGACGGCACGCTGACGGACTTACCCGGCTTTGTAAGCACGTGCGCTTTTATCAGCCCGCTGTCCGACCAGTTCTATTACGTGCTTGGCAATACGCTGTACCAGTTCAACGGCGGGTCCGATCAGTCCTCGGTGTGGCAATCCAAAGAGTATGTGATAGAGCGCCCGACCAACTTCGGCTTTGCGCAGGCCGTTGCCACCGGCACGTGGTCGATTGAGTTTTACGCCGACGGGGTGTTGAGGCACACGCAGGCGATTACGCAGTCAGTTACAAACTTCCGGCTCCCTGGCGGGTTTATGTCCGACCGCTGGAAGATGCGCATAACTGGGTCGGGGCGATTCCGGGAGCTACGTATGGCCAGCACTGCGGCTGAATTAGCGCGGGTGTGACATGGGAATCGACACCAAACGAGGCGTCCCAGGCATCCCGGTTGGCGCGCTGGACGCCATCACCGACCAAAATACCAAGCTGGTCTTGCGCTCGATTGTTGATGGCTGGCACGTGCGCAACGGCACGAGCGGCAAGGGCGATAACGCATTCGTCACTAAGCAAGAGGTGGACAAGCTAAGCGGCGAGATTGGAGGTTTGCGCAATTCGGTATTCAACCTGACCGAAAACGCGTCTAGTCGGCTCAAGCCCGGTGAAATTTCGCGCATCATCAATGACCTACAAGCCCAGGTTATTGAGTCGCAGCTATTTAAGGAATTGGGCGAGCGCATCACTACCATCGACCTTGGTTTGGTGGCCGAACAAAACGCGCGAATCGCGGCCGTGCAATCGGTGGCCGATGACTTGGCGGCAGAGGCGGCAACTCGCTTGGGATTCGACACGGCCCAGGGCGCGCAGATTGCCACGTTGCAAACCACCACGGCCACCCAGGCCACCCAGATCACCGGGCTAACTACCCGGATCGGGTCGGCCGAATCGACCATTATCGGGTTGCAAAGCACGACGGCCACTCAGGCCACGGCCTTAACCAGCCTGACCACGCGGGTTGGATCAACCGAGTCCAACATCACTGATTTGCAACAGACGACCGCCACCCAGGCATCGAGCCTTACCAGCTTGACCACGCGGGTCGGTGCCGCGGAATCGAGCATCAGCACGCTTAACACAACGACTGCAAACCAAGCCAATTCGCTGAGCAGCCTTGGGGTGCGCGTGGGCAGCGTGGAAACCGGCCTGACCAACGAGGCAAACGCGCGGGCCAACGCTGACAACGCGATCACTTCGACAGTCAATACACAGTTTGCAACCGTTAATTCAAGCATAGCGGCATTGCAGACCAGCCAAACGACCACGGCAAACAGCGTGGCCGCGCTTAGCAGTACGGTATCGACGCTGCAAGCGACAACGGGTAGCAACACGCTGGCCATCCAGACCGAAGCCACGGCGCGGGTCAACGCCGACAACGACATTTACGGCAAGTATTCGGTCAAGATCGACAACAACGGTTACGTGACCGGGTTTGGGCTCATCAGCACGGCCAACAACTCCACGCCGTTTTCCGAGTTCATTGTCCGGGCGGATCGGTTCGCCATTGCCAGCCCTAGCGGCCCGAGCATTACCCCGACTGTGCCGTTCATTGTCACCACAACAACCGACGGGGCGGGCAATCCGCCTGGGGCTTATATCAAGTCGGCATTTATTGGCAATGCCACCATCGACACGGCCAAGATCAAAGACGCCTCGGTAGACACGCTAAAAATCGCTGGCAACGCGGTAACGGTGCCAGTGTACGGGTCGGCGTTTTCTGGCTTAACCAACTTTGGAACTGCGCCATTCACGTTAATGACAACGCCTTTCACCATTGCTGGCCTTGGATCGGGGCCGCAAGCGGGGGTAATTGTCACGGTAGTGGTCAGCCTGTACCCGACCAACAGTGATTACGTGACGATGGAGTTGATTATTGAGATCAACGGTGTCAGGGTTGGTGGGGCGGCAACAACAATCGGGGACAACGGGCTGTCGCACACTGCGGTGGGGTTTGGGTATGTCCCCGACGGTACGCACACCATCGCCGTCAAACTGCGCACGGCTCCTGAGTCTGGTGGCCGTCCTACCAAAATCTTGTCTACGGTGGCTTATGCCACGGCTACGGCGGGGAAGCGATGACGCCATACGTAATTATTGACGCCAGCAGCACAATTGTCGGCAGTGGCATTGTGCAAGACGGTAACGCCGACCTGATCCAAGTGCCGGATGGTTGCGCGCTGCACCTTGGCGTGGCGACGACGCTGGGTGCCACTCGGCAAATGTTTGTTGATGGCAAGGTTGTGGACACGCAAGAGCCCATATTTGAAGCCACGTACCAGACCAAGCGCAGAGGCGCCTATCCGAGCACCGGGGAGCAGATGGACATGTTGTGGCACGCCATGAACAACGGCGACATGGCCAAGATCGAGCCCTTCTACTCCGAGATTCTGGCCGTCAAGCAGCGCTTTCCCAAGCCGTCAAATTGAGCACGGGCAAGGACAATACCGGCATGAGACTGGACGTTAAAACGCCGATTGACCAGCTTGTCCTGGACCCGTTTGCGGGGCGCGTGGAGGCTTTGCCGGCGGTGGCCGAGCATGGCCCGTTTGCCGCGCTGGCGCAAGGCAGTGATTGGCGCGGGAAGCTGGAGCGCCTAGAGGAAGCGCTGTCGGAGTTGCCGCAGGCTGACTTGCCGCTCACGCACTGGTTTTCCAGAGGCGTGTACGCGCGAGAGTTGTTCTTGCCCAAAGGTACGGTGCTGACCGGGCGGATTCACAAATACAGCCAGATCAACATTTTGCTGCGCGGCGATATTTCCGTGCTCACAGAGTCGGGCATTCAGCGACTCAAGGCGCCGTTTGTCATTCAGTCACCGGCCGGGACCAAGCGGGCTGGGTACGCCCATGAGGACACGGTGTGGATGACGGTATGCGGAACGCACACCACGGATGTTGACGTTTTGGAAGATGAACTGACAACCCGCACCTATGCCGAGTACGAGGCATTCTGCGCGCGGTTGCTGACCGAAGGGGAATGACATGTCTTTTCAAGCGGCCGCAACAATTGGATCGGCTGTCGTTGGCGGCCTGATGAACAGGTCGGCCAACAAGGCCGCCAAGAATGCCAACAATGCGGCGGCCGATTCCGCTCGGTTGCAGACTGAAATTGCAAGGAATCAGTGGGACCGTTACAAGTCGATCTACGAGCCCCTTGAGCGCAGCTATGTCAACGAGGCGCAGCAGTACGACTCTCCCGAGAACTACGCCCGCGCCGCCGGGGACGCATCGGCCACGGTCGCCAATCAGTTCAGCAAGGCGCGCGAGCAGCTTATGCGCACGCCGGGCCTCGACCCATCGAGCGGGGCGTATCAGGCCGGCATGACTAGTCTAGGATTGTCCGAGGCGGCCACTAACGCAGTGCAGCAGAACGCGGCGCGCATGAAGGTCAAGGACGCGGCTTTCGCGCGCAAGACCGATGCTTTGAGCCTTGGCAAGAACATGCCTGCACAAGCCACCTCCGGCTTGGCATCCGCCGCCGGCACGCAAGCAGGGCTGGGCGCGGGATTGCAAAAGCAGGCAAACACCGAAGCGGCAGCCACCGGCCAAGTGCTTGGCAGCATTTTCACGCCTGACAACATGAAGAAAGTCGGGGGCTGGCTTGGCGGCATGGGCGGTGGGTCGGGTGGAGGGTCGGGCTCTACGCCGATGGCCGGCACCCCGGATTTGAGCATGCTCGGATAACGCAGAGGCACAACATGAGTGGATTAGGTTTGGGCATGATTGCCGGCGCGGCTGCGATAGAGGAACAAAAACGCCAGGAAGTACGCGACCGAGAGGCAAAGCGCTTTGATTGGGAGCGCCAGCAGAAAGAGGCGGAACTGTCTTTGTTGGGTGATAAGACGGATAGCGAGCGCGCTGCGCACAAATTCAGCAGGGCAAAGAGCGAGGCCGGGCTTGAGGTGATACCGGGTGAGACTGCCAATACAATTCAAAAGCAACGAATCGAGGCGTTTGGATTGGGCACGAAAGAAGCGACGCAGGGCGACGAACGGCGGGCAGCAGTCAGCAAAGCCAAAGTAAATGCCGCAACCGCACAGTTTGACGATGACAACCTTGTCAAGACGCTGAACCAAAAATCGGTCCAAGGCGAACTTAGCAAGCAAGAGCAGCTTGATTCCGTGATGGCGCGATTGGCCCAATTTTTTGATGCCAATGATTCAAGGCGAGCCGCGTCGTTTTTTGACAGCGTGTCATCGGCCTCTGGGCTGATCCCGGAAACAAACGGGAAAAAGGTCAAAAACATCACAGTGACCGAGGGCCAAGACAGGCTTAACAGCGGCCCCGGATATCAAATTGACTTTGATGATGGCACCAACATGTTCTTGTCTCACCAGACCATGAAGGCGGCCCGTGATCGTGTAAACGGGAATCAAAAGCTCAATTTCATGCACGACAAAGACACCGGCGAGGTTCTTGTCGGTAATCCGAATACAGGTCGGGTTACGGTGGCAAGAGAGGCCGACCTGTCGCGGCTAAAGAACAACACAAGCCGAATGGGGCCGCTTGAGCGTGATGTGAGCTACCTGATGCAATCCCACGGCATGACTCAGGATCAGGCGCTTGAGCGGCTGAACTCGGCCAAGACTATGAGCCGCCAGAGCTTCGTGTTGAAGTCCATTGAAAACGCGCAGGCAATGGGCAAGAAAGTTACGGCAGCAGACGAGGCGGAATTTGGCGCAATGTATGACCGAGTGCAATCAGGCAGCCGGCCGGCGGCGACGTCGGCGCCTGCCGCCCAGGCACCCGCCGCCCCGAGAGCGGCGAACCCCAACATCCTAAGATTGATTACCGCCCCAGGATCGGCGCAACCTGCCCAGCCTCCCCGTTAGCGAGTCAAATACCGATTAGGCGCTGATAATTGGGGGAATCCTATTACGGCTTCCC